AAAATTACGGGCACCTTGGTGGTGACAGGCTCTGAATACAGTGCTACGGTTGGCGAACTAGAGATTGTGACGGTTAACTTCGTCACCTCTGGCTCTCTTAACCTAGCCATCTAATGCCTTCAGCTACGCCTCGCGCCGTAGACTTGCTCACCGGCGCTTTTGATCTGAACCAGCGCCGTAAATTCAGCGTCACCAATGATGCTGGCGAAGCGGTGCTGGTTTTGTATTTCAAGCCTATCACCCGCGCTGATCGAAAGCGTGCTAGCAGCCTTGCTGGTTCTGAGGAGGCTTTGGACATTAGCACTCAAATGCTATGTCAAATGGCGGAGCTTGAGGATGGCACCAAAGCATTTGCGTCGGCTGATGCGGTAAAGCTACAGCGAGAACTGCCTGAGCGGGTGCTCAACGACTTGGAACTGTTCTTGTTTGGGCTGGGCGGCAACGCCAGTCTGGATGAAGCAAAAAACGATTAGAGGAAGACTCGTGGCTGTTTTTTGAGTTCTTCCTAGCTACAGAACTTGGCATGACGGTAAGCCGATTACGGGCTGAACTGACTGAAGCCGAGTTCGTTTACTTTGCCGCTTACTACGAGGTCAAGGGCAAGCGCGAAAGAGCTGAAATAGATAAGGCGAGGTCTCGGCGGTAGACTGTAGGCACAGGGAGGTTTGCTGTGGCTGTTTCAGTCGTTGACGTACAAGTAAACGCCCAAGGTGCTGTACGCGGCTTAAACCAAGTTAATATTGCGTCCAGAGCTGCAGAGGCTGGTGTTAGCAGCCTTAAGGGTGCAGTGCTTGGCTTGACTGCAGGCTTTACGGCTTTGTCAGCAATTCGATTGGTTGTTGGTAAAACTGCTGAACTAGAAAAACAAACACGCAGTTTTGAGACATTAACAGGCAGCGTAGAAGAGGCAAAAAGAATTATTTCTGACTTGCAGCAACTTGGTGCTGTAACGCCTTTTACTAGCAGTGAGCTAATTGATGCCGCAAAACGACTTCAAGCTTTTGGCGTTGAAGCCAAAGATGTTGTAGCAACAACTAGACGCCTTGCTGATGTGTCTGGCGCAACTGGTGCCGAGTTGCAAGGGCTAGTAACAGCTTTTGGGCAAGTTCAGGCAAAAGGCAGATTACAAGGCGAAGAGCTATTGCAGTTTCAAGAACGCGGGATTGCGCTGCAAGAAGAATTGCGGCGTATGTATGGAATGACTGGGGAGGAGTTCCAAAAGGCTTTAAGCAAAGGTCGCATCAGTGCTGAGGCAGTTGAGGTTGCCATCATTAACCTGACGGACAAAGGCGGCAAATATGCAAACGGTGCGATTGCTCAATCTACTACGTTGGAGGGCAAGTTTAGCACATTGACTGATGGCGTAGATGAAGTTGCCAGAAAAATTGGACAGACGCTTCAGCCCGCACTAAAAGAAATTCTTGACCTTGCAATTCAAGTTGTTAATAAGATTAATCAAGCTCTTGCTGGACCAGATTACAAAAGAGCAAATGATCAACTCTTTAATACACGGGCAAGAATTGCCAAACTCAAAACAACCATTAGCGAAGCCCAACAGGCAGGTATTGGTCTCGCTCAAGGTCTGCAGGTTTTAGGTACTGATGGACAAGTGCTTAGTGGTGGGCAGCCAGTTCTGCCAGGCTTGCGTTTCGAGTTGCAACAACTCGAAGCAGACGCTAAAAGACTTGAGGGACGCTTGTCTGAATTAAGGAGAGCTGCCGCACCAGAAAAACCAAGCCCAAAACCAAAAACACCAAGTTTGTTGGGTGAAGATAAGAAATCAAGAGCAAAGGGCTCAACCTTAGATCAATTACTTGGTGGAGACATAAAAAGAAACCTTGACAAAGCAAGATCAGACCTAGAAACAGCTACGGCTCAAAGGCTTAGTAATATCGCTGGCAAGCCTGGCATGGAGCAAGCGGAAAGGATGATCGAATTTGCAGCAAAATATAGAGATGTGCAATTACAAATTGACGCTATAGACAAAACTTTGGCGGCTAGAGCCGGGGTTCGCTCCATGCTAATTAGTCAATCCAATGACAAAGCTTCTACCGCCTTGGCTTTTGATGAGCAATCACGCGATCTACAGAATCAAAAAAATATACTACTTGGACAGTTTAATAAATTAGCAGCTGATCAAGGCAAACAGGCGAAGATTCAAGCAGCTGTTGAAGCAGAGCGTGCCGCCAAAGCATTAGAATCTATCACAGCAGATATAGCTTACAAACAAAACATCATCGCGCTAGGAGAAGAAGAGGCGGATCAGCGCAGGCGCATCGCTGAGCTTGTTAAGCAAGGGGCAGATCCCGAAGTTGCTAAACAGAAAGTTAGAGATGAGGCACAGCTTAATAAGCAACTCTTAGAACGTCAATTCTTATTGCAACAGGAGCAGCAACTGCTAAATGGAATTGGCACGACTTTCACTTCTACCATCACGGCAATGATCCAAGGAACTGAAGATTTTAACAATTCGCTGCGTAATGTTCTAAATTCTCTTGCCAATCTGTTTATTCAAGCAGGTTTGCAGGGGTTGGCAGGCAACGACGGCAGGGGCTTCTTTAGTTTCCTAACCGGATCACTGGGCAAGCGTGCCAACGGTGGCTCTGTCACTGCTGGGCGTTCGTACCTCGTGGGCGAGCGTGGTCCTGAACTCTTCATGCCAGGTCGCAGTGGTGGCATCGCACCCGCCGGCAGTTTTGGTGGCATAGGTAACGTCGTCGTTAACGTAGACGCAGGCGGTAGTAACGTACAAGGTGATGGGCAACAGGCTAATGCTCTCGGCAGGGTTGTTGGCCTCGCCGTCCAACAAGAACTGATTAGACAACGCCGTCCTGGAGGCTTGCTCGCTTAATGGCTACTTTCCCAGCTATTGATCCCACCTACGGTGCGGCAAAGGCTAGCCAGCCTATTGTCCGCACAGTTCGCTTTGGCGATGGCTACGAACAACGCTTATCGTATGGACTGAATCAAAATCCAAAGGTCTGGACCTTGACCTGGCAAAATATTACAGAGGCAAACAGCGACACCATAGAGACGTTTTTAGATGCTCGTGCTGCAGATAATGCTAGCTTTGATTGGGCGCCACCTGCGGAAGGCGTCACCTACAAGTGGGTTTGTGAGTCATGGGATAAGGTGATCCCATATACAGGTCGTGCAACGATCAGTGCTACCTTCCGTCAGGTCTTTGAACCCTGATGGCATACGCAGCCTGGACAGCCACTACTGCCTTCAGCGTCGGTGACATACGCCGTGCCACGACGCAGACTGGCTTCGGCTTGGTGTTCCGCTGCATCATTGCCGGCACCAGCGGATCAACCGAACCTGTATGGCCTACCAAGACTTACAAAACCGATGCTTACGCAAGCCTTGAAGGCTATGTAGTCGATGGCACGGTCACATGGGCAGCGATCAGCGCCGTCAGCGAGGAACTACAGAAGCTAGCGCCTAGTGCTGTAATCGAACTATTTGAACTGGTGTTGGTGTCCGGCTTGCATTATGACCCAGGCGATCCACCGGCAACCACGACCTACTATTTCCACGCTGGCACGAACCAACTGCTGGCAAACATCACCTGGAGCGGGCAGACTTACACCCGCTTCCCTGTAGAGGCAGAAGGTTTTGAGTACTCCGGCACTGGTCAACTGCCGCGTCCGACCTTCCGTGTTGCCAACCTGAATGGCCTGTTGACGCTGGCGCTGTTGGAGGTTAACGCCTACACGCCGGGAAATGATTTGATCAACGCTAAGGTCAGCCGCATCCGCACGCTGAAAAAATATCTAGATGCGGTGAACTTTACCGGCGGCACTAATCCAACCGCAGATCCTTTCGCTGAATTTCCGCGTGAAATTTATTTCATCTCCAGAAAGGTCAGCGAAAACCGCAACCAAATTGAATGGGAGCTTGCAAGTATCTTCGACATGCAGGGCGTCCGCGCACCCAAGCGCCAAGCAATCCAACGCTGCCAATGGATCTACAAGAGCGCCGAATGTACCTACACGCCGGTGTCTAGTTTCTCAGGTACTTTTAGCCGCTCTGGTACAACCTTGACCGTTACCGCAACCTCGCATGGCTTGCTGGTAAATGATGCTGTCCACCTATCGGGTATCCCATCGCCCAATACCTACACGGTCGTCACAGTGCCAAATGCCAATAGCTTTACTGTTACCGTCGCAAATAGTGGTGCGACAAGCGGCAGCGTGACGGGAACACAGTGGTTTAATGTGAACGATCAACCAACGACCACCTTGGCTAACGACGTATGCGCCAAGCGATTGACTAGCTGTGAAGCACGATTCGGCACCAATCAACCATTGCCATTTGGCGGATTCCCTGGCGTGGGGCAATTCTCATGATGATCAAAGAAACCGCTAAAGCAGCAGCCGTATTACACGCGCAACAGGAATATCCAAAAGAAGCCTGCGGTTTGTTGGTGGTCATCAAAGGCAAGCAAAAATATTGGCCATGCAAGAACCTTGCTGAAACTTCAACCGATTTCTTCCAGCTTGATCCTAACGACTATCAAACTGCATCAGATGCTGGTGAGATCGTCGCCATCATCCATAGCCATCCGTTCACCAAGCCGGAGCCAAGCATGGCGGATCAAGTGGCGTGCAACCGCAGCGGTCTGCCTTGGTACATCGTCAACCCCAATACCTTTCAATGGGGCGAAGCACTGCCAAATGACTACAAGCCGCCGATGATCGGGCGCGAGTATTGCTGGGGCAGTTTGGATTGCTGGAGCTGTGTGCGCGACTGGTACAAGGAGGAATGGAATCTTGACCTGCCCGACTGGGATCGCCCTACGACAAGCGACTGGATGGCGGAACCGTGGTTTGAGCGCCTATACGAAGAAGCTGGTTTCCGCCAGGTCAGTTTGAAGAATCTGCAGGTGGGCGATGCATTGCTGCTGTCGATTGGCTCCAGCGGTCTCAATCACGTTGCTGTGTACATCGGTGATCAATACGTCCTGCATCATCAAGTGAACCGCCTGTCAAGCCGTGACTTATTGGGAGGCTGGCTCCTAAAATGTACGGGGAAGGTGCTACGCCATGAGAGCCGTTAAGGTCTACGGGCAACTAGCAAAGCGCGTTGGTCAGAACGTCTTCCGCGTTGATGTGGCAAGTCCTGCAGAGGCAGTGCGTTTTCTGTGCGCCAACTTTCCCGGTCTTGACGAATGGCTGATTGATAGCGCCCAGGATGGCGTCGGTTACCGCGTGATGGTGGGTCGGACGAAGATCGGCAATGAAGACTTTGTGATGAGCTGCAACGATGAGGCAACGATCTCGATCACGCCTGTGCTGTGTGGTGCAGGTGGCGGTGGTGGGCAGGTCGCTCTAGGGATTGGCTTGATTGCATTTTCAATTCTTACGGCTGGTGCTGGTGCTGGATTTTTAGGTTTGGGCGTGGGTGCTACTGGTAGTGCGGGTACAGCAGCGGTTGGAGGTGTAGTGGGTTTAGGTGGAAGCCTTGGCACCGCCGCCTCCGGTTTTGTACTTGGATCGTTTGCGTCAAGCGCAATCGGCGCAATCGGCGCCAGTCTTGCCCTAACTGGTGTGGCGCAAATGATTTCACCGACGCCAACCGACATGAGTAGAGGAGCTGGCGGTGATCCACGCCGTTTGCAATCTTTTAATTTCAGCGGGATTCAAAATACCAGCCAGCAGGGCACGCCAATCAATTTGGTCTACGGCAGGATGGTGGTTGGCAGCACAACGCTGAGTGCAGGTGTGTTTAACACCAACATGATATGAACGAAAAAACTGCACAAATTGTTGGCGGTTTTGGCGGCGGTCAACAGCAACAACAGCAAGCACGTCGCCCAACAGTTCAAGGCGACAACCTGCAATCCAAAGCTTTTGCGCGTGTTCTTGATGCAATCAGCGAAGGCGAAATTCAAGGTTTGGCTGATGGTGATAAATCCATCTACCTCGATGAAGTTCCCCTTCGCAGTGAAGCTGGCACGCTTAATTTTTTAGGCGTAACAACACATACACGAACTGGCTCGCAAAATCAAACCATCATTGAAGGCTTCCCATCCGCCGAAGTAGAAACCAATGTTGGTGTCACCGTTGAAGCGCAAAACAATATCCAAGGCACATGGTCACGGGATTGGTTTGATGCAACTTTTACGCGCAGTGGAGCAACGATTACAGTAACCGCAACCGCCCATGGTTTGACCAATGGCACTACTGTCTTTCTGAATTTTGCCGCTTATAACTCGCCACATGATCGTACCTATACAATCTCTAGTGTTACGACAAATACATTTAACGTCACTAGGTACAACGCAACTTTTACAGTTACATCTGGTCAGGTCTATGTAATCCGCCCGTATCTTAAGATCAATGCCCTAACAAGTGGAACCTGGACTGCCGGCAACAAAGTAGCTCTGCGCTTCCTTAGGAATAGCCTTGACACAAATCGTACAACCAGTTCACTATTCGGCACAGCAAATCGAGTCGTTACAATTCTGAGCAGTCCTGCCCCTGCGGCTGGATATTTTTATGTTGCTTGGACTGATGTTGCCGGTGCTCTAAGTGCTGCCAAAGTTGATGGTGGCGGTATCACTGTAAGCGATGGCAGATATGCCAAAACAGGTTCTACCGTCACCATTACCAAGGCAAATCATGGCTTGACGGTTGGGATGCACATTGAGTTGATATTCTTATTTGGATCTCTTGGTAACAGTTTTGGCGGCAGTTCACGTCTTTACCAAGTTCAAACCGCCACCACTAATACGTTCACGGTTACCGAAACTCAGGGCGCCAACACGGGCACAGGTGATTATTTTGTTGATGTTCCGATTACGGCTGGTGCCGTCACGCGCACGATCACAAATGTAGACGTTGATCGATTGCGAGTTAAAATTAGCGTCCCAGCATTGGCAAGAACTACTGAACAAGGCGATATTGTTGGTTCATCGTTTCGATACGCAGTAGATTTCCAGCTAAATGCTGGCGGCTTCAACCAAGCTGAACAACGAGTCATTACGGGCAAAACCAGCAGCGGATATACGTTCGACCGGGAGTTCACTCTAAGAAACCTAACGGGCTGGAACTCCGGCAACATTTCCTTAAATTTCCCAATCAACATCCGGGTGCGTCGGATTAGTGAAGACTCCACGACACAACGCATACAAAATGCTTTTGCTTGGCAGGCATTTACGGAGATTACGGATGCCAAACTGCGCTATCCAAATACTGCACTTGTTGGCATTGAGATTAACGCCGAACAATTTAATAATGTGCCCCAACGTGCGTATGACATTAAAGGCATCAAGATCCGCATCCCAAGCAATGCCACGGTTGATTCCAGCACTGGCAGGTTGATTTATGCCGGTACATGGAATGGCACCTTCGCCGCTGCAACGTGGTGCGCCTGCCCGGCTTGGATTCTCTATGATTTATTAACTAGCCGCCGCTATGGCTTTGGCGAACAAATACTGACCGATGCCGAAAAATCCAGTTTTGACGGTAATGCCAGCCGTTTGGATAAATGGAGTTTTCTTGCCGCCTCTATCTATGCAAATCAACTGGTCAACACAGGTCTAAGTAATCCCACACAGGAGGCTCGCTTCTCCTGCAACGTCAACATCCAAGGGCAGGAACAAGCCTTTACACTTGTCAATCAACTGCTTAGTGTCTTCCGCTCTCAAGCGTACTGGTCAAACGGATCGGTCACGCTGGCGCAAGATCGCCCGCAGGATGCCTCCTACTTGTTTGGTGCATCCAATGTTATCAATGGCGACTTCAGTTACAGCGGAAGTGACATCAAAACTCGCCCCACTGTTGTGTTGGTGCGCTGGTTCAACATGCGAACCCGTGATGTAGCCACGGAAGTTATTGAAGATGCTGAACTAATCGAGAAGTATGGCGTCGTCAAGGAAGAAATTGATGCCTTTGCCTGCACCAGTCAGAGCCAAGCCGCCCGCGTCGGTCGCTGGTTGCTTTATAGCAATGCCTACGAATCCGAAACCATCAGTTTTACGATCGGCATTGAATCAGGTGTGGTGCTCCGCCCTGGCATGGTCATCAAGGTCAACGATCAAACCCGTGCCGCCACCAGGCTCAGCGGTCGGATTAGCACCGGCAGTACAACCACCACCGTGGTGATCGACGCTGATCGCACCGTGACGGCTGGTGACGATCTCTCAGTGGTGCTGCCAAACGGTCTAGTCGAAACCCGCAACGTCAGTAGTTACAGCAGCGGCACTCGAACCATCACAGTTGACACCGCTTTTAGCGTTGCGCCCCAACAGAACGGCGTCTGGCTACTGACTACCTCCACAGTTAACCCAACAACTTGGCGCGTAATCAGCGTGGGAGAGGATAGCAGCCAAGGTATTCATGGCATCACCGCACTGGCGTATAACCCAGGCAAATTTGCCTACGTTGAATCTGGCGCAGCACTGCAAATAAGTCCCATTTCAATTCTTGGCTCAGCACCTGCAGCCCCAAGCAATATAACCAACACCGAAAACCTTTATGCGGATAACAATGTTGTCTTCGTCAAAGTTTCAATTAGCTGGAATCGCGTTGAAAACGCAACTTCTTATCGGGTTCGCTATCGGGTCAATCAAGGCAACTGGGTCAATTTGACTGATACCGAATCGGTGCAAGTAGACATTTTTAATGCACCAGAAGGAAGTTGGGAAGTTGAAGTGTACGCCATAAGCGTTAACGGCAATCTGTCGCAATCAGCCAGTCGTTCGTACACAGTTATTGGCAAAACGGCACTGCCAACCAATGTGCAAGAGCTGGAGATCAGCCAAGTTGATGACCACACGGCGCAACTGACCTGGCCGGTAGCCACCGATTTGGATGTGCTGATCGGTGGAAGAGTGATTGTGCGCCACACGCCAAATACCAGCAGCGTGGAATGGGGTAACAGCAACGATATTATCTCGGCTGTTTCTGGTAATCAAACCAGTGCTCAGGTGCCGTTGCTAAATGGTACTTACCTTGTGAAGTTTGAGGACAGCACTGGCAACCGCTCTAGTGCTGCAACAACGGTGCAGGTCACACTGCCACAACCGCAGCCACCGCTGGCAATCTTTACTTACAACGAAGACACAACATCACCACCATTCCAAGGCAATGCCACCAATATGCTTTACAGCGCCGAATTGGATGCGCTGATTCTGGATCAAGGTACGTTGTTTGATGATCTGGCTACCGACGGCGATTTTGATGAGTTGGGCAGTATTGATCAGGCTGGCGATATTGGAACTTTTGGCGAATATGAGTTCGGCTCAACGTTTGCTTTTGCTGGTGTTTTTGATGTAGATTTGACCGCTCGTTTTGTCACTAATGTCTACCTGCCCGGTGATCTCTGGGATGATAAAACTAACTTGATTGATTCTTGGAACGATATTGACGGTTCTGCCTTGGATAGAGTGAACGCTACTCTATACGTCCGCACCACCAACAATGATCCGACAATCAACGATCCAACATGGAGTTCGTGGCAGCCAATCATCAATGGCATCCGTCGCGGTCGTGGTTTTCAGTTCAAGCTGGCTGCCGTGAGCCAGGACAACACGCAGAACATCCGGGTAGAGGAGTTGGGTGCCACCATGACCCTGCAACGGCGCTCCGAAACCAGCAACAATCTGAGCAGTGGAGCTGGATCGTTTGCCGTAACCTTTGTTAATGCCTTTTACCAGACGCCTAGCATCGGGATCAGTGGGCAAAACATGGCGACAGGCGACTTCTACGTCCTTAGTTCAATTAGTCGGACTGGCTTCACTATCACCTTCCGCAATTCGGGGGGCACTGCTGTGTCACGAACTTTTGACTTCACCGCTGTTGGACACGGCAGTGAAATCACCTAAAATCCTAGTACAGAGGTAAGCTCATGGCTCAGCACGACTACTCACTCGCCAACCAGAGCGGAGCAAGTTTTCGTTCCGATCTAAACAATGCGCTTTCGGCAATCGTCAGCCAGAACAGCGGAACGTCTGAACCGAGCACGATGTACGCCTACCAGATGTGGGCGGACACCACAAACGGTGTGATGAAACTGCGTAATTCGGCAAACAATGCCTGGATCACTCTATATCAACTTGATGGTGAATATTCAACAATCGCATTAGAGAACGGTACGGCGGCTGCTCCGTCAATCTACTTCAAAGACAGCGGCACGGATACCGGCATATTTTCGGGTGGCACGGATCAGGTCTGCGTTTCCACCGGCGGCGTTGAGCGCGGGCGATTTGATAGTTCGGGTAGATTTTTAGTTGGCACGTCTACTGCGCGTACTACGTTTTACAACGGTGGCACACCTACTGAACTTCAAGTAGAAGGCGATGGAGAGATTTCCGTAACTCGCAATCTAAATGATGAGTTCGGCGGATCTATTATTCTTGGCAAAAGCAGGAGTACGGCAAACACCATCCTTTCCTCAGGCGATATTATTGGCAATCTTTCTTGGCAAGGCAATGATGGAACAGACTTTGTAGAAGCAGCAAGGATTAGCGCCGTAATAGACGCCACGCCGGGCAATAACGACATGCCAGGTCGCCTAGTGTTCTCAACTACGCCAGACACGCAGAGTGTTCCGGTGGAGCGGATGAGGATTGCTCAGGATGGTTTTATTACTACAACAGTACCGGCTCATAACCAAGGTAATTTGTCGATTAATGCAACAAGCACATCATATATATCTAATCAATTCAATATAAAT